CAATAGATTTTTTACAGCATCACCAACATACGCATTTTGCATGAAGAAACCCGTATTGATCGTTCTCTCAGTCAAGTATTTTGACCAATCATTAAGCGATACAGATACTGACATTGAGGATGAGGTTGACGACCATTCATCAACATAGTATGTTCCAGCAGAGACATATTCAAACAAATCAAATGTTATAGATGTACCAGACACATGGCTTCTTGCAATAGATCCAGCATAACCTCTTTGTTCAACAACAACTGTTTTATCATTAGATGTTTGAGAACAAAGAATTATTTCCTCATTTTGTGTTCCTTTTCCGATTATCAAGGTAAAGTAGTTACCAGCACCGCCATCTGGAAAACCAGTAGCGTCTAGAATTGATAGCGTTGTTGATGATGATGAAATATTTGATGTGATGACAGATGAGTAATACTCAGCATTTAGATTGTCTAAATCCTTTTTAACCCTCCAGCCAGTAGCAATATCAACTTTTAAATCTTTCTTCATATATTTACCAAATAATGAAGCGTTATTAAAAATACTAAAATTCTTTTCTGTATTGTCTAAATTAATACTTGCTTTAGCAGTCTCAGAACCACCAATTGGCAAACTGCTTTGATGGATATCTCTCGTTCTGGAGAATTCATAATCAATCACATAATCTGTAATATCTGTTTCATAGACAGGAATCACTTCTTGAATTCTTGCTCTATCTTGAGGGTTCTTTGTTGTGTGAACAGTTACTCTTATTCTTGCAATATTTTGAGATGTTTGCGTTGTCAGAAGATGATCTTGATAGTATGAACCATCCCTAATCTCACCCTCTTCTGAGAAGATCAGTGTTGACGCAGCATTGTAAGCTTGAACCAGGTAGTTTGAAATACCGCCAAAGAATTCAGATGTTACAATGCGGATACGATTGACTTTTCTCTCGGTAAACACAGCCTGGACATATGGCTCTGTTGAAAATCCATAACCATTATAAGTAGCATGGGTGTTTGAGTTGCTAACACTATTTGACCACCACCCAAACTCCAGAGAGCTTCCGAGCTGGGTATTGCTTAAATCACTCCCAGTCAATGATGGCATTGCATGATAACTACCATCTGCTGTAATAACCTTACCATTTTTATCTTTCGCCCCAGCAATAGCCCATGTAAAAGATTGTCTTTCTATTCCATTAAATGCCTGAGTTTTATCAAAATAAAACCCAATATTTGGGTATGAAGAGTTTGCATGGTCATCATTTGTAGTGACTGTAAGATTGTCAAGATGTCTACTATCCAGCCATTGAATAACAATTTTTGGCTTTACCCTCTGAGCTGATGAGGTTGAGGCTGTTTCAAAAGAGGTAGATAAAGTCTTGCCATAAATGTCAGTTGTTATCATTACGCCTCCTCTAGTGAAATAGAGCAATCAAAATAGTATACATTATCCACCATATCTCTTCTAATTAAATTTTCAGAAAAGTCTTTAATAAACACATTATAGATAGTTTCTGTATATGGCGTTACACCGTCAGAATCTTGATTAATTATTCTTAGTTCGTGAATATCTGGGTCTAATGATAGTTTTCTAATATAATCTCTTGAGTGTCTTTCATCAACAGTATTTTCCCTAAAGTTCGGAATAAAAGACCAATTTATACTAAATGATTTTTTATCCGCAGATGTTTGATTTTTATAATACCTTGAGCTGTTACCAGCCCAGTTTCTATTCTCAATAAACACAGGCATGGATGATATATTCAAAGTTCTATTTTGATTTGTTAATGGTTTGCCATCAAGTAATAACAATGTTCTTATTGAGCTACTATCAACACCAGTTACAGAGCTAAACTTGACAAACTTAGCGCTGACATTTGTATTTTGCAAGAGAATAATTTTAATTGTTGCAAGAGCAATCCTGCCAGATGTGCTTAGATTTACTGATCCAGAGAGGCTTGCTGATGCAAACTTAACCGTAGTTGCATTTATTGTTGCGTTTGAACTTATTGAAATCTGAGAGGTTGCCTTCAAAATTTCATACGCAGTGACCTGAATATTTGATGTTATATCAATAGCAGACTGAGCCAGCAGTATCTCTGTCCCCGAAGCCGATAGGTTTGAATTGGCAGAAATTGATGAACTAGAGAATGCAATTTTTGTAATATTTGTACTGAGGGATACATCACCAGAAATACTTACTGAACCATCTTGCCTTTCCGTTGCAACAATTACTGTTGCGCCATCAACGGATAGATTTGCTGAAGCGTAGGCTATCTTAGAAGCGCTAATTGCTGAATTAGAACTAGCCGCAATTGCAATGCTTGAAAATATTATTCTATAAGAAGATACAGTTAATGACGAACTAATAGAAATATCAACATTTACATCCGCAGAATCCGCTTGGTAAAAATCAATACCAGAATTTAGTGGATCTGAAAATGAGTATATATTTTCGCCAGCCATTTACGCCTCTCTGAACGAGACCTGGACATTGTAATATGAGCAGTCTGTTTTAATATCTCGCCTAACTAACTCTTCCGAGTATGAATCGGCATAGACATATGTTTCAAATGGTGGTTCATTTGGATCAATGTCAATAGATAGAAGAATCTTCCCTCTATAAGACATTAAAGAAATTAGATAGTCCCTACCGACCCGACCATCAACGGTCTTATCAGTATTGCTTGGAAGATAGAAATAGCTGAGGCTGTATGTATTTTTTGCCGACTTAATATATCTTTTTTTATTTCCATTATTCATCATCACATCAGCTGAGTTGCTATCAACTGATGTTGATAATGTTCTGCCGTGTTCAGTTATTTCAGTGCCATTAAGTTTTATTACATTGACCAGAGTTGATAATTGATTTTGAATAACAGGCATTACAGACCCTGATTGATTCCGTTATACGACCTTACAACTCTAGGTTGTACACCAGCCGCTTTTTGATTCTTTGGCAATACATTGACATTGTATTCCTTCATCATTGAATTAAACCATTCTTCTTCACCAATAAAGTTGTCAACATAAATATTTGTATTTTGTGTTGACATAGTTACGCTTTGACCAGCGTTTGGTGCTGAGTTCTTTGGTGCATTAAATCTCATGTTATTAAGATTTTGCAGAGTTGCGGCTCCGATATTCTGCACAGCTTTTGCACTAACGATATATTCACCGCCATGAAGCATGGCTGGGATTGACTGAGACATTGCCTTATCCAAGTAACCACCACGAGCAAAACTAGGAATCATTCCACCCATCCATTTTGGACCGATAGTAGTTGGCGTTAATCTTGGAGCTATTCCAAGTGCTTTATTAACAGAAGACCAATACGCAGCGCTTCTTGAGTTCATATTTATTCCACCGTATGAGCCTCCAGTCATTGTCGGTGTGCTAGGCGTTCCACCACCTCCACCACTAGCCGCTTCTGCTTGAGCATCACCAGCAGCTTTTGCTTTAGCCTCAAGCTCAGCCCATTTCTTAATCAAAGGATCAAGCAAGTCCTTCATATTGTCAACTTCAGAACCAACACCGTCAACAGTCTTTCTGAAGTCATCAAGTATTGACTTGTTTCCATCTTTGATTGCTTTCTGGTATACAGTGGTTGGATCAGCATCAGTTACTGCCTTATCAAAATCAGTTACAAACTTGCCGTAGATGGTTGTTGTAATTTCTTTCAAACCAGTGGACATATTATCCTTGAGACCAGTTGTTATGGTTCCAAATCTATCAACAACAAATTGCTTGTTGCCATCCATGACTCCGCCCATGTCCATGAGCATTCCAATTGTTGAGCCAATTATTGTACTATTATCAGCAGATCCTTTTCCAAGACCGTATCTTTCAACAGCTACTTTTACCAAGTCGTCAAGATTTGTTGTAAATGCACCAACAACATCATTTGGCATCTTAGTACTTATTGTTGACGCAAAAGCATCAAACATCTTTGAGAATTCAATTCCACTATCGTTAGCAGTAGTCTTAGCCAGCTCTGTAAGCGATGTCATCTGGGCAATATAATCTTCTTTTGTTACTGGAGGGAACTTGAGAATTTCTGCGGCAGATTCCCCAAACTTTGTAGCAGTAGTTTCAAAGAACTTATCGGCTTCTTCTCTTGCGGCAGTGATTGCTGATTTCAGAGCATCAAGATTTTCTGCAGCAAGATCTTTCTTTCGTGAAGAATCAATCTGACCGATTGATTTTGTGCTATCCATTGCATCTTTGCGATCCTGGAGATCAAGCATTCTTGCATCATCAATTCTTCCTTCATAGATTGCGAGAGCACGATTCCTGATATAGTTCTGAGACTGAAGCGCTCTTTCTTCAATAGCCTGTCTTCTAGCAGCCTCGTATTCTTTTGTCTTGGTAAGAGACTCTTCTGCCTTAGCAAGTTTATCAAGAGTATCAATTTGTGAGTCGTAGACAGCAAGAGCGGCATCTTTTTGCTTCTTCAACGAAGCCTCTAGGTCTTTTTGCAGTTTGCTAAGCGCATTAGACATTTCACCCATGACATAATCCTGAAGTTTTTGAGCGAGATCTTTAACTGAATCCTTTAAAGCTTTTCCAGTAGCTTCCTTTAGTGATTCAGGTAAACCTTCTCCGACAGTGTTGGTGATCGCTTCATTGTAAACTCCACCAACTTCATCACCCTTAGTCTTAGCAGTGTCTTTAGCTCCATCAAACATCTTCCCAGTTGACTGCTTAACACCAGAACCCTTCAATCCCTTTAGTGAGCCCTTAACGGCTTTAGCACCAGCATCAACCAGCCCTGACATTCCATTTACTGTTGCATCAATACCACCATTAACAGCTCCAGTTACAGCGTCAACCGTTCCTTTTATTCCATTAATTACACCTCTGTATGCATTATTTATTTTACTTCCAATTCCTGGAATAAAAGATATGGCTTTCATAATTAATGTAACGCCAGCAAATGCAATTTCAATCCACATCTTAATTGCCATACCAAATAGGCTGATCATCCCCTTTGCTAGCAATCCGACTGATTTTAGAATTATTTTTATTCCAAGAGCAATGCCGTTAACAAGGAGTTCAATAAAGAATCCAAATGCAGCTTTTACATAATCAAACGCCTTGCTCCAATTACCCTGGAATGCTTCAACAACAGCCATTACGATATTAATAATCATATAGAGATACGGCTGTATAAATTGTTTTACGAAGCGATGAACCATCTTTGCAAGGAACTGAATGACTCCAGCTATTTTATTAAATGCAGCACCAATTCCCTCAGCAGCACCAGCTCCACTTTCTCCACCTTTACCAAATATTGCAAACAGGTCAACAAATGGTCTAATGATTTCCATAGCTGCGCCTTTTAGAATGTCAAATGCTACTTTTACCTTTTCTATTCCGCTACTAGCAACTGCTTTGAATTTATCAAAGTTTTTCATTACAGCATAAATTGCTACACCAATTGCAAGAAGAACAATACCAATACCGCTGCTTATCATTGCTACTCTAAATAATTTAGCTACAACCGTTGCTAGCTTCTGAGTATTCATAAAAGCCATCAATGAAGTTTTTGCCTGACTGAAAGTTGAGACTGCGCCTTTACCAAAAGCTGCCTGATCAATGCGCAATTGCTTTTGCGCCTCAGCAACTCTTGTCAATGCATTTTTGTATACATCAAGATCTTTTACTTTTCCAATTCCAGCAGTTGCTAATCCTCTTGCCGATGTAAGAGGTTGAGTCATCAGTCTTCTTTGACCAGCCAATACACCTCTACCAACACTGCCAGGTGTTGCGCCAGCCATAGCATCTCGTGCTTCTTTACCTCTCTGAAGAACACTGGAGATACGACCACCAACACCACCTCTTGCTATTCTAAGAGCACGATCTTCACTTAATGCACGACCTCTTGCATTGAACAACTGACCACTACCCGCTCCTCGTGTAATGCCAGCTCTGTCAAATGCAGATAGCCTTCTTTCCATTGCATCATTAACAACTGATGTAGGAATAAATGATCTTCCAGGCGCTGCTCCAGTGCGTAATTGTCTAAATCTGTCTCTAATACCGAGAGTTGGTGATTGCTGAAATCTTCCTGTTCTCGTTGTGGTAATTCCAGCCCTATCTGTTAAAGCCATCTCTTCTAATGCATAAGCTCTTCTAGCGGCTGTGAGACCTCTTGTGCTTCCTGGCATAGCTGGTCCAACACCACCAGGAGCAGGAATACCAACACCACCGACTTGAGTAATAACACCCTTGACTCTTGCAAACTTAAATGGGCGTGATGGCGGAGTAGTCCCTGCGGCTGCTGCGGCTGCAGTAGCACCTGGTCCCATCGGCAAGCCAGCAGCAGCGGCTATTCCAGAAGTGCTTCGTACAAGGAGCCCTTTCCCTTCAGTAAAAGAGTTATATAGTGCATCAAGTTTATTTCCAGACTTACCAATAGCGTCTGCTAACCCAATAAATCCGCCTTCAGCATTTTTTAGACTTGGTATAAACTTAAATATTCCTCGCATAGCAATACCAGTTACAGAACTCAAGGTACCGAAGGCAAGAATCAATGGACCAATCGCTGCAAGCGCTCCCATTATTGACATAACAAGAACGCCTACAGTTTTCTTTGTTGTGGCTGACAAGCTATTCCACTTATCAATTAACTTACCTGTCACCTCTGCAATCTTTTCAATTGCAGGTCTTGTGCTATTGAGCAAGTCAGCAGCAAATATTTTAAAGTTATTTTTAATTTTTGAAATAGTAACATCAAGAGACTTTAATGAAGCATCTAATTCTCTTTGCGCCAATACAGATGCACTTGCAGAACCAGCGAGTTCAACAATCATTGAACGACCAGCCTCAGTGTTGATCTCAGACATGATGTCACGACCTTCTCTGTTAGCTCTTAAAATTTCATCAGCGACTGCTTTTCTAGCAGCATTAGCATCTTTAATATCTTTTACAGTAACTAAACCGAAGTTTTCAACTTGCTGACCGACTTGTGCCGTTGCTACTCTTGCAATGACTCCAATATCGGTAAAGTTTTTAATAGCAAGCTTAGAATTATTGCTTGCACCGTTTGCAAGATCAGTCAGTGTCTTAGCTACGCTTTTACCCATAGGGTCTGCTTTTCTTAATTCATCATTAAACTGAGCAAGTTGCTGGATGGCAATCGTCATTCTTGGTCCTTGACGGACACCGAAGATTTTTGCCATCATCTGTAGCGCACCTTCCATGCCAGCAGATGAATCTTTTACAGCAGTGAATGATTCAACAATTCCCAACAAACCAGTAAGACCAGATCTTGTTGCGTTATTAAATGCCTGCGATCCCTGAGTGGTATTTTTGTAGGACTCAGAGAGAGAAGCGAGCATTTCAGCATTAGCTTTTGTCGGAGCAACTAGTCTCTGCAAAGAGACTTTAATAGCATTAGCTGAAGCTCCAACCTCAAGACCAGCGGCTTTCATTGGCGCTAGCATTGCAGCAGCTTCTGTCATTGACAAACCAAATGTTGTTGCCATTGATGCAACTTCTGGGAACGCATCACCCAGGTCACGCATTGTCAATGCTGTAGTATTTTCAATTGCGTTAAACATTTGCAACTGAGCAGTGCTTGATTCAATAGCTGCTTTTTCTTTTGCCGCAGCATTGACAAATGATCTACCAGCCTGGTCAAAAGCTCTGATTGACTGGAAGTACATCGCCTGAATCAAATCTTGAGATTGTGATATATCCATACCACCAAGCTTTTCAGTAGCTGCTGTTAGCTCTGTAATAGAAGCAACACTTTCTTTAGCGCCAAGACCCAATTCGGCAAAGTCAGCTGCAAGACCAATGGTTAGCGACTTGGCAATACCGTACTTAGCGCTTGTAGCGGTTAAAGCATCATTCAGCTCTTCATAGTTTTTAACTAATTTCTGAACTAATGGAGAAGATGCATCTTGACCAGTTTTAGCCATTGCTTGCTCAATAGACATAGCAACGCCATCCATAACCTTTGTCAGACGAACCGCTTCTTTATCAATGTCTGTTAGAGCCTTGAGACCATAACGAGACATCAGCGTAAATGGCGCTGTGAGGTTAATCATCAAGCTTCTACCAACGAACTGAGCGTCTTTACCAAGCTTCTTTAAACCCAACCCAATACTTTGAATATCGGAGCTGAAGGCTCTTAAACGCATATTTTTCAATGTCGTCTGTAGTGTCTTAAGATTTGCTACAGTAGCAGGGTTTATGATATCAGTTGTATGACCAGCCCTCATAATGGCGTTCATCGCCTTTATATCTTTGGTCAGGTTTTTAGTTTCAATGCTTAATGTTTTTTGATTTTGTATTAAACCCTTAAAGGATGTAGCGTGTTCTTTAGCGCCCCTAGTACCCATGCCAAGAGCCTTATTCAGAGCTCTTGTGTGCGAATCAAGCTTAGACATTGGCACAGTAATGCCAGAAACATTAGCCGCAAGATTGCGTAAAGAAGCACTAAGATCAGTTACCTGCTTAATGCCATCGGTGTGTACCGCAATAATTAGATCTATATCAGCCATAGTTGTACCAATATAATTATCACATTATATGGAGAAAAAAGCAATAAATTAAATGCCTGACTCATAGCCAAGCCCAATCGCCATCTGAGGAATATCCCAGGCTCTGATGACATCTTCTGCTTTACGAGAAGGTTCTGGGTTGTACCAATCGTCATCCCAGTCAACCTCTCCTCCAAATGCAACCGCACTACCTTTCACATCTTTTGAGAAATGATATGCGCATGCACGATAAAGCAAAAACATCTCATGAAGGATTAAAGAGTCTTCTAACTCTTCTAGACTTTTCCAAGCACCAACTTGAGTTAATATTTCTGCTTCATACTTTAATAAGGGGATTTCATCCCAAACGAAGGGCTCATCGCCCCCATCCCCTACGCTAGGTTTGGGTCTGTACCCATTGCTGCAGCCATAATTTCACCGAAGCAACGGAGGTCAAGAGCGTCTTCTAATGCAGAGAGATTGCTAGCAAGCTCTGGGTCAGCTTTTCTAAGAGCTACCGATGCTGCTTGCACCATTCTGTCAATATCTTCATCCGTCATTCCAGATTCATCAGTTGCCTTCATTTCGTTAGCAACCTTCATGAACTCTCGCAAGTGACGAATTGTAAGAGGCTTAACAACTCTTGTCTTTCCATCAGCGAATACAATTTCTGTACCCTTGAAAAGATCAATATTTTTTGCGTTCACTTAATACCATCCTTTTAATTTAAAATAGGGAAAACCCCTTGATTAACTATGATACCACAGTCATCAAGGGGTTCGCCTAAGTTTGGTACAACTATATTTTTATATTACGATTGATCAATAATCTTGCCGTATTCGTAACCCGTATCTGCTGGGTTAGGGAGAACACGGAATGAAACAGCGAACATCGTTGCCTCTGCTCTCTTCATTGAAATCATTGACGATTCAAACGAAACTGCTCGCTTAGTGTTAAACTTACGAGTCTTCGTAACCGATGCGGTTGAACCTGGTGCGTTTCCAACGATCTGCAATGCATATTCGTATGGATACACGCTCTGTGAACCGAACATGA